AGACCAATAAGCAAAAAAATGCTTCAAAAGTATAATGCTATGTTGTTTTTTAAGTTCTCTAATTTTGTAGGTTACATAATAGAGAAATAGTTGAAATAATTTTATTTTTACTCTATAAAAGATATATATGCCAAAAACAGTAAATAAAACGGAAGAAATAGCAAGAGTGGTAACTCAGTTATCTGGCTTGGGTATTCCACACGAACAAATTTGTAGCACACTAGATATATCAAAACCTACATTGTATAAATACTATGAAGAAGAACTAACAAAGGGTAAAGCGAAAGCAAATGCACAGATAGCGCAAAATCTTTTTAAAATAGCAACTGGTACAGGACGTGAAGCAGTAACAGCGTGTATATTCTGGCTTAAGACACAAGCACGTTGGACAGAAAAAGATATATTGGAGATACAAGATGGCACAAATCAAGATGACAAATTCGCTGAACTTATCAAAGACATTCAAAGAGCTAAACTCTCAGAAAAAGACAGCGACAATACTACTCACTGATTGGTATAACAAAGCAAGAAAAAACCAAATTGTGATTGATGATGATGATTACAATATACAATTATTTTTAGCTGGTAGAGGTTGGGGAAAAACTCTTACTGGCGCATATGATATTATCCAATACTGTTTACTAAATCCAAATGTTATATGTGGTGTAATAGCGCCTACATATGGCGATTTAAAACGAGTTTGTTTTGCTGGTGAATCTGGTCTGCTGGGCATTCTTGATAAAGAATTATTTAATGAAACTGGTTATAACAAGTCAGCAAATGAGATTACTTTTTATAATGGCAGTAGGATTACAGGCTTCCCAGCGATAGAGCCAGACAGGTTAAGAGGTGTACAGTTCCATAGAATATGGTGTGATGAATTAGCCTCGTGGCGATATCGTGAAACATTTGATAATTTAATGATGGCATTACGACTTGGTGATTCGCCAAAATGTATAATTACTACAACGCCTAGACCTACAGAACTAATTAGAGAATTAGCTGTAAGAGCAGACACAAAAATAATTAAAGGTAGTACGTTTGATAACATAGATAACCTAGCGCCATCTGCAATTAAAATGCTAAAAGAAAGATATGAGGGTACAAGACTTGGTAGGCAAGAGCTATACGCAGAAATACTAGAAGATATTGAGGGTGCATTATTTAATTCTGCTAATATAGAGCAAAACAGAATTGACATTGTTCCAGATTTACAAAGAATTGTGGTTGCGATTGACCCAGCTGTAACGTCTAACCAATCTTCTGATGAAACTGGAATTATAGTTGCTGGTAGAGGGGTTGATAATAATTATTATGTTTTAGGTGATTATTCTGGTATTTTTAGCCCTGATGTATGGATAAAACGTGCGATTGAGTTGTACTACAAATTTGAAGCTGATAGGATTGTATGTGAAGTAAATAACGGTGGCGACTTAATTGAAAAACTGTTAAGGGTACAAGATGTAAATGTGCCTTACAGTTCAGTTAGAGCAACAAGGGGAAAGATGTTAAGAGCAGAGCCAATTAGTGCGTTGTATGAAATGAATAAGGTACATCACGCAGAATATTTTAAGGAACTGGAAGAACAGATGACGCAATATACACCACAGACAATAAAATCGCCTGATAGGCTTGACGCACTTGTTTGGGCGTTAACTTCTCTGCAATCATCTGGCACAGCAATATTTAAAATTAGTTGAGGACAATATGGGATTATTTGATAGGTTTAAAAAACAAACAGAGCCAATACGAAAGAAAGAAGCTCCAAAAGTAATAATTAATAGAATTAACGCATACGAATCCAAAACTACAAGAAGATACAAAGATTATGCCAAAGACGGTTATCAAGAAAACGCTATTGTGTACAAATGTGTTTCTATGATAGCAAATAGCTCAAGTTCGGTAAGCATAGATGTATTTTCTGGCGATATAAAATTAGAGAGCCACCCATTGTTATCTTTGTTAAAAAGACCTAACCCACTTCAATCACAAGTAGAATTTTTCCATTCAATGATAAGTTATTTATTAATTTCTGGAAATTCATATATGTTGAAAGATAAAGAATTTGGTGAGCCATCAGAATTATATTTATTAAGGCCAGATAGAGTAGAAATAAAAGCTAGTAGTTCTATGATACCAGATAGATATTGTTATAAAATAGATAATAAAACTGTAAATGAATATCCTGTGGATAAGTTAACAGGGATATCACAGTTAAAGCACGTTAAACTTTGGAACCCTTTAGATGATTTTTACGGATTATCTCCTATTGTTGCTGGTGCATATAATATTGACCAACATAATTTAGCTGGATTGCATAATGTTGGTTTATTAAAAAATGGCTGTACACCATCTGCTATGATTAAGTTTCAACCTAAAGATGAAACTGGCATGTCTGCTACACTTACTGACGACCAAAGAGCAAGTATCTTGGAAGATTTAGAATTTAGATTTAAGGGCTCATATAATTCTGGTAGACCACTATTATTAGAGGGCGATTTTGATTATCAACAAATGGGCTTAAATCCAAAAGACATGGATTTTTTAGAGTTGATGAATATGTCAGCCAGAGAAATTGCATTATGCTTTGGGGTACCAGCGCAACTTGTAGGAATAGCAGACCAAACATACGCCAACGTAGCCGAAGCAAGATTATCTTTATATGAGGAAACTGTAATACCATTACTAGAAAGACTTGAAAGTGATTTAAACGAGTGGTTGAGCACGTCTTATGGCGAAAATATAAGCATTAAATATAATATGGATAGTATTCCAGCTATGGCTGAAAAACGTAAGCAAATTTTTTCAAATGTATCACAAGGTGTGCAACAAGGAATATTAACACGAAACGAAGCCAGAGAAAGACTAGGATTGGAATCAATAGATGGTGGCGACAGTTTACTTGTACCATCAAATTTATTTCCTATTGGTGAAGTAGATGATTCAAGTCCAGAAGATGACGAAAAGTCTTATGAGGAAGAATGGGAAAATGCTTATGGCGAAAAAGCAATGCCAGAAGAAGATGTGTTTGAAAGTGAAGAAGAAGCAGAAAGACGAGCAGACGCAATAGGTTGTTCTGGTACACATACTATGGAACTAGATGGCGAAACAGTTTATATGCCATGTGAAACGCACGAAGAATATGACGAGTTAGTAGGAGAAAAAGCTGTATCAGACTTAAGCTTTACTGCAACTGCTGGTATGAAAGCAGAAGCCAAGCGTGGTCTTGAATGGCGTAAAGAGTTTAATAGAGGTGGTACACAAGTAGGCGTAACAAGAGCCAATCAGATAATAAATGGAACAAGTATGTCTGCAAGTACTGTATTGAGAATGTTCTCTTTTTTCTCAAGACACGAAGTAGATAAACAAGGTCAAGGCTTTAGACCTAGCCAGAAAGGCTATCCATCTGCTGGGCGTATTGCTTGGGCTTTATGGGGTGGGGACGCTGGCTTTAGCTGGAGTAAGGTACAAAGAAATAAAATAATGCGAGAAAGAGAAAAAAGTTTTAATGAAGAACTAGAAACAAAAGTTGCTGGATTATCTAAGACTGTAGAAAAAGCTTTGCAAGGGAAAGTAGATGAGCATAACGACAAATATGGCGATAAGAAAGGTAAGCGTGTAACTGTAGGTATGCTTGGTAAAGTATTTAAAAGAGGTGTTGGCGCATATAGAACTAACCCATCAAGTGTAAGACCTAGTGTTAATTCGGAAGACCAATGGGCGTATGCAAGAGTGAATGCTTTCTTATATGCTGTACGTTCTGGAAGATTTAGAAGTGGTAAGTTTGATTTAGACTTACTACCTAAAGACCACCCACTGTCATCTAAGGAGTAAATTATGTTTAAGTTTGGGCAAACATCATTAGAAAGACTAGAAGAAGTGCACCCAGATTTAAAGCTTGTATTTACAGAGGTCATTAAAATAACGCCTATAGACTTTGGTATCACAGAGGGGTTGCGAAGCGTAGAAAGAGCAGAGCAATTATTAGCAGAGGGTAAAAGTAAAGTTGGCGCTAAGTCTTTACATTGTCAAGGTAAAGCTGTTGATATTGTATGTTACAACGGTGGTAAGGTAACGTGGGAGCTGGAATTTTATGAAGCAGTTGCTGGAGTTGTTGGAGAAGTTTGCGAAATATTAGATATAAAAATACGTTGGGGTGGAAGCTGGGTTACTGGTGATTTTAAATTAAACAGGGATATGTCCTTTATTGACGCTGTTCATTTTGAGATAATTGAATAATGGCTACACAAAAAGAAATAAAACTTCATCTGGCTATTGTTGCAGAACTAGGCTGTATAGTATGTCATAAGATGGGTTATTCAGATACACCAGCAGAAATACACCACATAAAAAATGGCTCTGGATTAGGTAAAAAAGCAACATACCTAGAAACTATACCCTTATGCCCATACCACCACAGAACATCAGAAGAAGCATATCATCACAGTCCTAAAAATTTTACGAGTAAATGGGGAACGCAAGAAGAACTATTGCAAGAAACTAAGGATATGTTATATGGCAGACAAAATTAAAATAAGCAGACGTAGGGATTATAGAGAACAATTAAGGCTTTATTTAAACTATACGAAAAGATTAAATGCCAAGCTTAAAAAATTATTTAATAAAGTTAGTATACAAGCAAGTAGAAAATATCTAGCTGGTTTTGACATAGAAAATATCTTTAGTGAAGAATATGGAAACGAGCTATATTCTATACTGTCCAACCAATATACGTTTGTAATAGAGCAAACAGCAAATAGAATTAATAGACAAAGATTTAGAAAAGAAATGCAAACAACTGAACAAATAGTTGCGAGTTATGTAAGCGTTTATACTGCCAAAGAAGTAACCAATATATCGGAAACAACAAGAAAAAAAATAGCAAATACTATCCGAAAGGGTTTAAGAGATGGTTTATCCATACAACAAATAAGTAAAAACATAAAAAATTCTTCTGCGTTTGCTAGTAGTAGAGCAACGCTTATAGCTAGAACAGAAACACATAACGCTATGAATGTTGGTAATTTAGAAATAGCAAAATCTTTAGAACTTAAAAATCCTAAGAAAGAATGGAATAATGCGCTAGATACTAGAGCAAGAAGTTGGCATAAGAGAATGGACGGAAAAAGAGTTGGCATTGATGAAAAGTTTATTGTAAATACGCCGACTAAAAATGGTGTTATACCAATAGCTATGTCTAGCCCAGGCGATACGGCTGGTGGGCCTATGAACGTCTGTAACTGCCGTTGCTTCTTAACATTCTATGATGAAGAAGATGATGTTATTAGTTAGCAACTACTAATATTTAAAGATGTATGCACCTGTATTTTGGTTTACATAATTTATAACTTCTTTAAAATCATCAAACCTACGACAAACAAAATCATAACCATAATAATTATAATGTTGCACAAAAAATCTTACATCATTATGAAATTCCCTTTTGTTTTTGTCTTTTTCCATAATAAATACTTGAAATCCATTTTGTGTACGAAAAGAAGGAGCAATATCATTACTCCACGAAACATCTTCCCACAATTTAGGAATATCTAAATCAGCTAAACATTCTTTTTCCCAACCCTCATAATCGCCCTCATATTCTTTCTTTTTTGTATTTTCCATTTCTATCTCCTAGTTTGTGGGAGCATTTCTGCTCCCTGTTAATTTTAAGATACACCCTCTATTTTTCTTATAGCCTTATGAAGAAATTGAAACTCCTCGTGTCCATTATAAACTGCTTCCCAATCACCATCTAAACAATATTTAATTATATCTTCACTTTCAATACAGCTCCTCATAAGAAGATTATTATTTTCATCAAGTTCAGTTCTTAACTTACTTATTTTTTGCTCAAGGTTATACAGTTCATATTTTGCATTTGCGACATACTCTTTTCTATCTGCACCCTCTTTATAACTTTTATATGTTTCTTCTTTTAAAGCACTTATTAAATTCATTACAACTATTGCTTCTTCAAGATATTTACACTCAAGATTAGCAATCTTAATTTTAAGTTTCTTGGTCTTTTGTAAAGCTACGAAATATATTGCTTTTGTTTTTTCTTGTGTAGTTAATTTATTCATTTTCTTTCTCCTAATAAGTTTTTGTTTCTTGGTTTACTTTATATAAAATATAAATAACTGCGACTGTCTGTAATGATATGCCTAGTATTATTGCTATATTTTCCATTTTAAATCTCCTAAAATTTAAGTTTTTTATAGATACATACTTTATCTATATATATATAGTATATGGCAACCATATATAAGTACAGTATATATATATAGAATATATAACTAAATTATCTTTAAAATCAGCAACTTACAAAAAAATACCAAAAAAGTTACGGGGAAATAGCAAAATAGCCCTTTATTTTTCCAAAATACCAATTACTATATATATATAGATTACTTATATATAAATCTATATTTTAATTAAATAAACGGAGATAATTATGAAAGAAAGAAATGACGAGCAAAACAAGATATTTAAAAGAGCAAAAGATTATACTTTATATTTAAATGTAGAATATGTAGAAAAAACTCATATAAAATCTTCTGGGAAAAGATTACCAGTAAGGTTTGAAATAGATGAAAGTGGCTCAAAATACTATAAAATAAAATCAATATTTGAAAAAGAAAGTAGAAACGAAACCCACGCATTTATAAGTAAAAATACAGGTTTTATCTACAAGCCAAGAACAGACACTAAAAAAAGTAAAATTGCAAAATATTCTCTTATGAATGACGAATCATTTCAATTTATGTTTCAAGCAATAAAAGATAATTGGTTTGAATATCTACACGAAAAAGTTGCAAATAACCATAATAGAAGCTGGGGGGTGAAATAATGAAATTATTGACTAAAGCAATAGAAAAAAAATTATTAGAAAATAACAATAAAAGCCTTGAAGATACTGATGGCAGTATTGAATACGACAAAGTTGTTGTTAAATTTTTTAACCCATCAGGTCAAGCGACTTGGTGGGTACATTCTATGGACGAAGATGGTATCTGCTTTGGTATTGCTCAGATGTTTGGTAAAGATACCAGAGAATATGGATATTTCAATATTAATGAAATAAAAGCTATTAAGTGTCCACCATTAGGATTACCTATAGAAAGAGATATGTATTACACACCAGAAACTTTTGGAGAACTATTATGAAGCAAAATAAATCGCAAGAAATTAAAAAACATTTATTGAGTTATGGTCATATAGACACTTGGACAGCTATATCTAAGTATAGAGCCACCAGATTATCTTCAATTATTTACAACCTAAGAGCAGATGGCTATGACATAGAAAGTGTTTGGGTAGAAAAGAAAGGTCAACCTAGATTTGTAATGTACACTCTTGTAGGAGAATATAATGAATAAAAAAGAAAAATGGGAAATAGAATACGATAGAAAGCAGAAAGAACTTGCAGTAGGTGTATCAAAATTATCAAAGGAACAGATAGAAAGTATTGATACGACAATATCTACATTATTTGGTATATTAAACAATATTTCTGAATGTTTTGATATTGATATGGGAGATGTTCGCAAACTTCAAGAATGTGCGTGGGATTTAAACCATAAGTTTCAGTACGAAAAACGTAAAAGAAAGAAATAGATACTTGCTAAAGTTTGGGTGTGGAGTTTTTGCTAATTCTCTGCACCTTTTTTTTTGCTTGTAATTAATGCATAAGTATTGCTATCATAAAGGAACTTTTACTTGACAAGGAATAAGTGTTATGTCTGAAGAATTTATAAATGACGTTCTTGATTTAGAGTGTGATTATAAAGGTATTGACACAGAAGAAGATGGCAGTTTTGAGGGTTACGCTTCTGTATTTAACAATAAAGATTTAGGAAATGATGTAATCAAACAAGGTGCATTTGCTAAATCAATCTACGATAAAAAACCAAAACAAATTAAATTACTTTATCAGCACAAGACTGATGAGCCGATAGGCGTAATTGACGCATTAGAAGAAGATAAAAGAGGTTTGAAGATTAAAGGTAGACTTGCTATGGGTACACAGAAAGGTAAGGAAGTTTACGAGCTAATGAAAATGGGCGCTTTAGATAGTATGTCAATAGGCTATAAGTTATCGCCAGAGGATTACAGATATAGCGACAAGCTAAAAAAACGTACCATCAACAATTTGGACTTAATGGAAATATCAATGGTTACGTTTCCAATGAATCCAAAAGCCAAAGTTACAAAAGTAAAATTGGCGAATATGGGGCCAAGAGAACTTGAAGAACACTTACGAGATGTTGGTGTAATGTCAAGTGCTGTTGCGAAACAAACTGCAAACATACTTTATAAGTCTTACCAAGAGCAAGATTTATTAGAGCAACGTGATGTTGCTGATAGTATAAATGCACTTATTGATAAAATTAAACACTAACGGAGTTTATTATGAGTGAAGAAATAAAATCTGTTGTAAATGAGTTAGGCTCTGCTTTTGAAGAATTTAAAAGTGAGAACTCTAAAAAATTACAAGAGATAGAAAAGAAAGGCTCTGCTGACCCTTTACTTGTAGAAAAAGTTGACAAGATGGCTGACGACATTTCAAAAATGGAAGAAACCAGACAGAAAATTGAACTACAAGAAAAAGCACTTGCAGACGCAGAAACCAAGCTTGACGGCTTGGAAAGAATTATTGCCAGACCAGAAACTGGTAACAATTCTAAAGATGTAGATATACAAATGAAAGCTTTTAGCTCTATGTTAAGAGTTGGAAAAGATAATATGGACGAGGTAGAGAAGAAAGCACTTTATGAATCAGATGATACATTAGGTGGTTTTTATGCTCCTACAGAATATGTTGCAGACTTAATTAAGACTGTTACAGAAATTTCTCCAATTCGTTCTATTGCAAGAGTAAGAAGCACATCTAACAGAGGTATTGAGATACCAAAAAGAACTGGCCAATTCGCTGCAAGTTTTGTATCAGAAACTGGCACACGTTCTGAAACAACTGGTTATACAACTGGTTTAATGCAGATTGACGCACATGAGTTATATGCGTTGGTTGATATATCTCAAGCTATGTTAGAAGATTCTGCTTTTGATTTAGAAAGCGAGATGTCTACAGAGTTTGGTGAACAGTTTGCGAAAGCCGAGGGCACAGCATTTATATCTGGTAACAGTATAGGTCGCCCACAAGGGTTTACAGATTCTACTGCTGGTGTTAGTTCTACTAACTCTGGTAATGGTACTGCGCTTACAGCAAATGGTTTATTAGACCTTATGTATGCTATTAAATCTGATTATATGAATAATGCTAGATTTGTTTTTAACAGAAGCACATTGGCTGCAATTCTTAAATTAGAAGACACAGAGGGACAAAAAATCTTTGTAAACTCTATGAGTTACGTTGGTGGTGCTCCATCTACAATTTTAGGTAAGCCTTATGTTCTTGCAGAAGATATGGCTGATGTAGGTGCTGGTGCAAAACCAATCGCTTATGGAGATTTTTCAAGAGCATACACTATTGTTGACAGAGTAAACCTTTCTGTAATGAGAGACCAATTTACACAAGCAACAAGTGGAAATATACGTTATATCGCCAGACGTAGAGTTGGTGGTGCAGTAGTCTTACCAGAAGCAATAAGACTACAAAACATTTCTGCATAACGGGGGGTTATTATGAGAGATATTGCAAATAGAACTAAATCCGTTACTTGTCAAGACGCAAAAGTATTTACAGCTGACACTGATGGCACAACTGTAGATAGACAAGGTTTTGAATCAGTAATGTTTATCGTAAACTCTGGTATTGAAGGTGATACATTGTCTGGAAGTGTAAAGTTTGACTTTATACTTCAAGAATCAACAGACGATTCTACATTTACTGCTGTTACAAGTTCTACATCTGTAACAGAGGGAAGTGTTGATAGTTCTGGTATTTTCTTAACACTAGACGCAAATGGTGAAACACCACAGACTAGCCAGATTGGTTATATTGGTGGTGCAAGATATGTTAGAGTGAAAATTGACGCAACAGGAACTCATTCAAACGGTACACCTATAAGTGTACAGGCTGTATTGGGTAATCCTATAGATTCAGTTGACGCTTAATATTATAAGTTTGTAGGGGGCTTCTCCGATTGCTCGTTGTGAGCCCTCTACTCTTAATAGGAGATTATAATGAAAATTAAAATGTTGGCAGATATAAAAGCTTCATGCAACGCTTCAGGCAACGCAACAAGAATTTACAAAAATGCCGAGATAGTTGATTGTGATGAACAATGGCAAAAAGATTTAGCAAATAATTTAGTAGCAAGTAATGTTGCTATGGAAATAAAGATAGATGAGCCAGTAGAAACAAAAGCCAAAAAAAAAGCTACAAAGAAAAAAACTACCAAAAAAAAATCATAGGTGATTAAATGGCTAGGTCTATTGGTAGTACCTTTTCTGCGCAATTATCTAGCACTCAAACTAGACCTTTCTATGCTGTAGAGTTTTTATATATTCAAAATTTAAGAGTATGGACAGGTTATTCTGAATTTAATATTGATGGTCAAAATTATCTAGGTTTAGGTAATTTAATTTCTGTTGGTCAAGTAGAAGAATCTGCAGACGTAAAAGCCAACGGATTAAATATTACTCTTACTGGATTAGACACTACAATTTTATCTGGCGCTTTTAACGAAACACAACAAGGCGTAGTGGTTAATGTTAAATTTGGTGTATTAACAACCACAGGTAATGCGATTGCTGTAGTAGATACACCTTACCAAATATTTAGTGGGACTGTTGATACAGTAAGCATTATGGAAGATGGAGAGACATCAACCATACAATACAATATTGAAAGCAAATTAATATCTTTAGAAAAAGCATTGGATTTTAGATATACAGACCAAGACCAAAAATTTTTCTTCCCAAATGATAAAGGTTTAGAATTTGTAGATGATATGCAAGACAAGTCTATTGATTGGGGTGGGGGTGAAAGTGATGGCAAATATAGTTAAAACAATACTTAATTTTAGGGGTGCGTAATAATGGGATTCTTTAGTAGCATATTTAAAGCTGTAAAGAGTGCTGCCGAAACAGTAGGTGCTAAAGGTGGTTTTTTTAGTAACTTACTAATGATAACAAATCCTTTGGCAGCGTTCGCTGTAAACTTTGTAGGCAGTATGGTTGTATCTACCATCTTGTCAAAAGTATTTGCTAAAAAACCAAAAGCTAATTTTCAGCAACAATTATCTGCTAGGTCTGAAATGGTCAAACAAGCGATTATTACCAGAGATACTGTTTACGGTGAAACAAAAAAATCTGGTGGTATTTTATTTATGGCTGGTACCAACAATGATAAAAATTTACATTTGGTTATTCAACTTGCTTCACATGAAATACAAGCAATAGATAAAATATATTTTGGTGACGAAGAATTAACTCTTGCTAGTGCTGGAAGTGATTCTAACGGAGTAACGCAGTTTAAAGTTACAAGTCCAAGCAAATATTCAAAAGAATCAAGATTTACAAATAAGACAAGAAGTCTTGTTGTTTCTGAATATACAACTATGCCATTTAATAGACAGTTACCTTTCGGTGGCTATTCTGTTGAAAACGGCTCTGGAATAAATAAAGGTATAACTTCCATAACATTAGTTTCTGATTCAGCATTTTCAGTAGCAACAGCAGACACTCTAAATATTAACGGAGTAAATTATGGCATATCTTCTGGTGGTAGTTCTTCTGCGTCTGGCTCTAGGCACACATTAGCAGTTACAATATCAGAAGCTTTGCGTACAGATGTAAGAGCAACGTCAATAAGATTTTCTGGACCAGGTGGCTCATCTTTTAGAATAACACCATATAATAACAACCCTAATTTTCCAAAACCATTTTTATCTGGTACATCTACGGAATCAGATTATGCAATAGTTGCCACGCAAACATTTACAGATACATCTGAATTAACAGTAAGAATTAAAAAACATTTTGGTAGTGATACTCAACAAGCAGACGCAGATTTAGTTTCAGAAGTTTCAGAATGGACAACAGACCACACATTGTCTGGAATAGCGTATTTGTATGTTTCTTTAAAATATGACGCAGACGCTTTCCCAAATGGAATACCAAATGTATCTGCTGAAATTAAAGGTAAAAAAGTTTTAGATTTTAGAACAGGCTCCACAGCTTTTTCTTCTAACCCAGCTTTATGCTTACACGATTATTTGACTGACACACGCTTTGGATTAGCCACACCTACTGCAAATATAGATACAACTTCATTTACAACGGTGGCAAATATATGTGATGAAGATATAACTTTGGCTGGTGGTGGCACAGAAAATAGGTATGAATCACACGGCATTGTTTACAGTAATGTTGACCCAATGACTACCATAGATGAATTATGTGGCTCTATGTTATCAGTATTGAGTTATTCTAACGGCAAGTTTCATCTATCTGGTGGTAAATACGTTGCGCCATCTATAACCCTTAATGAAGATGATTTTAGAGGTGGCATATCTATACAGGCGAAACAATCAAGAAGAAATTTATTTAATACAGTTAAAGGTGTTTTTACTAGCCCAGAAAGTAATTGGCAACCATCTGATTACCCAATGGTAACGTCAAGCACTTTTGTAAGTGAGGATAATGACGAAACAATATTTGCTAATGCAGACCTACCTTTCACAATATCATCAACAATGGCGCAAAGAATTGCTAAAGTAATTTTATTTAAAAACAGACAGCAAATGGTTATAAGTGCGCCAATGAAATTGTCAGCTTTTAAACTACAGGTAGGAGATACAGTAACTATTAATAATTCAAGATTAGGCTTTAATTCTAAAATATTTCAAGTAGCAGATTGGAAGTTTGTATCTACACCAGATGATATTGGTATTGACTTAACACTACAAGAAACAACAGAAAGCGTGTGGGATTGGAACGCAGAAGAATCTGCATTTATTTCTGATAATACTTCATTACCAACAGCCGAAACAGTATCTGCACCAGCAATAGTATTAAGCGATATTATGAGAGCCTATTCTGGTCTTGTTTCAACAATATTAGTTGTTAATGTTTCTTCTAACCAAGGCACAACTAACGAAATAGAAGTGCAGTATAGAAATACTTCTACAGATACAGAATTTACATCTTTAGGTAGAGCAAAGACTGTTGGTACATCACTTAAATTTGAAATAAAAGATGTAGAAGATGGCCAGACATATGAAGTAAGAGCTAGGTCAATAAATGCTTTTGGCGTTGCTTCTTCTTTTACATCTGGCGCACACGAAGTAGTAGGTAAAACTGCACCACCAGCAGATGTTACAGATTTTTCTGTAAACATTGTAAATAATCTAGCTGTATGTTCTTGGACTGCAAATAGTGAATTGGATTTATCTCATTATATTATTAGACATACACCAGCAATAACAAGCCAAGTTTATTCTGGCGCCACTATCGTTGCTAATTATATATCTAAAGCAACTAATCAAATATCTCTACCAGCACAAACAGGTACATATATGATAAAAGCTGTTGATGTTCTAGGAATTACTTCTGTAACTTCTGCTAAAAAAATTGTTATTAGAAACCAGATTGCAGATGATTTTAATGCAGTAACAACGGCTACAGAATCTACTGGTTTTGCTGGTACAAAAACAGATACGGAAGTTGTAACCAGAGATGGTGTTAATTTTTTACAAATAACACTTGGTGAGCTGTTTGATGACCATTCTGGTTTATTTGATTCTGCTTTAGGAAATTTTGATGATGGTGGCGAAGTAACAAGTAATTTAGATGGTTTTTATGAATTTAATTCCAATCCAATAGATTTAGGTGGTATTTTTAACTCATATGTAACAACCTCTTTAACCAGTAGTAGATTTAACGCAAATAGCCTATTTGACAGCTTTGAGGGCTTATTTGATAGCCAAGAAGGTAATTTTGATGGTAACTATACCGAATTTGATGATGTGGACGCTAAAATCCAAATATCAACCTCAAATGACAATTCTACTTACAGCGATTATCAAGATTATGTTTTAGGTAATTACAAAGCCAGATACATTAAGTTAAGAGCTAAATTAACTACAAATAATCCAGATTCAACACCAGCGATTTCTGTTCTATCAGCAACAATAGATATGCCAGACAGAACTGTTGCAGAAGATAATGTAGAAGCTTCCACAAGCGGAAAAACAATAACATTTAGTCCAGCTTTTAAAGAGTTGCAAGGGCTAGGCTTAACAATAGATGACCTAGACCAAAATCAACATTATGTTATATCAAGTAAATCAGCAACAGGATTTACCATAAACTTTTACCAAGGCACAGGAACTGGTAACCCTGTAGCAAAAGATTTTAGCTATGTTGCTAAAGGGTACGGATATCTTGAATCAAGCTAATATTTAGCGTATTGTTAACATTATTTAGGAGTATAAAAAATGAGCCAGAATGATTTTACTATAGCAAATCAGACCTTTCCAAATACGAGGGCTGACATTAACTCAGCATTACAGGCTTTGGCAAGTACAAGCTCTGGAAGTTCAGCACCATCAACCACATTTGCTAATCAGTTTTGGTATGATACTTCTGCTAACACTTTATATATGCGAAACGAAGATAATGACGCAAACATTACTCTTGCTGTATTAGACCAAAGCAATGACACAGTAGAATATTTTAAATCTGATTCTGTAAGAACAGCATTGATAGAATTTACAGATGGAGATGACGCACTTACAATCGCAGATGGTGGTGCTTTGACTACAGCAAGTCATTTGTCTATTGGTGGCTCTAATAATGAATTAAGATTTTATGAGGGTGCTAACTATGTTGGTTTTGAGGCTCCAGCTTTATCAGCAGATAAAATATGGGTTTTACCAGACGCAGACGGCTCTGCAAATCAAGCATTGGTAACTAATGGCTCTGGTACTTTATCATGGGCTACTGCTGGTCAATCACTAAGACCAAATGTAAAACCACTTATTATTAATGGTGCTATGGCAGTAGCTCAAAGAGGTACAAGCACAACAGGAATCACAGGTACTGGGTATCACACTATAGATAGAATGAAAGTTGATTTAAGTGATAATGGTACTTGGACACACACACAAGATACAGACAATCCAACAGGACAAGGCTTTGCCAAATCATGGAAATTAGATTGTACTACAGCAGATACTTCTGTTGCGTCTGGAACTTTTCATTTAGCAAGATATCTTTTTGAAGGACAAGATTTACAGTTACTTAAAAAAGGAACTTCTAGTGCTGAAAAAGTTACCATTTCTTTTTGGATAAAAGCAACAGTAACAGGAACATATATTGCTGAATTATTTGATGTTGATAACTCAAGACAAATATCTCAAGCCTACACAATAACCGATTCTAACACTTGGGAGAAAAAAGTATTAAATTTTGCTGGAGATACATCTGGAGTTTTAGGTAACGATACAGGTAGTAGTTTTGCTATAAATTTATGGCTTGGTGCTGGAAGTGATTTTACAAGTGGGACATTAAGCACAACATGGACAAGTTCAACCAATGCAAACAGAGCAGTAGGTCAAGTGAATAGTGCAAGTAGCACAAGTAATAATGTTTATTTTACAGGATTACAAATGGAAGTGGGTGAGTTTACAACAGGCTCATTACCGTCATTTCAACATGAGATGTATGACGATACTTTATTAAGATGTCATAGATATTTTATAATTGGCGATAATACTGCAAACGGGTTAAACCCAACAGCCGAGGCTGCGAGTGCTACCACAGTACAACCAACCCCACAATTAAGAAGAACAATGCGAGTTGCACCAACACTTACTGCCAATCCTGTTGGCTTTATTGCTACGATTGGTGGCTCTGGTACAACGACAACACTAGCTTTTAGCAATATGGGACAAAATGGATTTAGATATGGATTAAACCATGATACAAGTTTAACAACAAAGCAAAATGTTGCTATGGGTGGTCTAGGTGCAGATATGGACGCAGAATTATAGGAGTAATATATGGAAGATGATAGAATAGTTAGTTCAGCAAAAAAAGTTAATGACCCAATAACAGGAGAATATTCTTGCATAAAAGCAGTTATTGATAGTGTTGAAATGTTTGTGCCACTTGATGAAAAAAACAAAGAAAGAATATTAGTCAAGGCTTGGGAAGATTCAGGCAACACGATTGCAGACGCAGATTAGGAGAAACTAAATGGCTGGATTAAAAGTACATACAACAGAAACAGCATACGCAGTTACTCAAGCAGAGATAAAAGCTTGGCTAAAGATTGATTCTTCTGATGATGATACGGTTGTAGCTTTAATAGAAAGAGCAGTACATAATTGGGCTAAAGAATATACAAAAAGAACATTAACAACAGTAACATACCAATTATTTGTAGACGCTGTTTATGATAATGATATGCCTATACCAGAGGGTTTTTATGTTGGTATAGATAGAAATATAGATAGAAGAAGTATACTGTTACCAAAAAGCCCAGTATCAAGTGTAACCCACATTAAATATTATACTGATGATGATACTGCGACAACATACGCAACAAGTAATTATTTTTTAGATACTGCAAATGTACCAGCAAGAGTTGTTTTAAGAAATGGTGCTAATTGGCCAGTAAGTTTAAGGGTTGCTAATGGTATAGAGATACAATATGTTGCTGGTTATGGTGCGACAACAGCGATACCTTACGATATAAAGTCGGCTTGTTTAGCATATGCTAGTTATCTTTTTGAGCATAGAGGAGATTTACTAGATGGGAAGCGTGTATTGGCGCCTACTAGCGCAACGCAACTTTTACAAAGTTACATAATAAAATCTATGTCAACGAATCCTTATCGTGGACACGCACAATTCGGAGGATTGTTTGGTTAATGATAGGACAGATGAGAAACAAAATTGTTATCCAGACATTAGGTGGTGCAACTGATTCTGGTGGTGGACAAGCAACAAGTTACAGCACACTAGCGACAGTATGGGCTATGGTTACAAATAACTCTGGTGGTGAGGGAGTATTTGGTGACCAATTACGTTCTACCAATAATTTTACATTTACCATAAGGTACTTATCATCTGTAACCACAAAACATAGGATTAGTTACAATTCACAAGTATTTGATATTACGCATATCAAATCTATTGTAGAGGGAAAAGAAAAATTTCAAGAAATACAAGCCACAGAGGGAGTTGCTACTTAATATTTTATGTCAATAAAAGTAAAGGTAACAAGCAGTATAGATAAGCAAGTAACGGAAGCTGTGCGCCTATATAATAGTAATGCACAAAGACATTTGGATAGAGTTGCTAACCATTTAAGAAACCAAAGTGTTAAAGGAATAAAAAGCACACCAAAAGTAGGCAGACAATATAAAAGAGGAAAAAAAATACATACTGCTTCTGTATCGCCAAACCCACCAGCAATAGATAGTGGTAGACTGGTAAATAGTATTTTTGTTATGAGAGCTATGCCATTCCAAACAGATGACCGACATAGTGCAACTGTATTTACAAACGTAAACTATGCTTTGTCAGCAGAATTAGGCGCAAGATACAAAAAACGACCTTTCTTGGGAAAAGAATCTATGGCTTACAAAAACACAGAAATATATGCGAATAAGATTGCTAGTGATATAAGCATTAAAACACAATTACCAAAACCAATAGGTACAGGGAAAAAAATATAATGGCATATCATTCTTTTGACTTACAAACGATTATATATTCTACATTAAATGGTGATAGCACTCTTGATGGTATTGTTGGTAACAATAGAATATTTGATAATGTGCCACAAGATACAGATTATCCGTATGTTGTTATTGGTAATGAATCAGCAGTAAATAGAGGTACCAAAACAATAGATGGTAATGAGTATACGATTGATATAGAAGTTTGGAGCCAGTATAGAGGAAAGAAAGAAATTAAGGACGCTATGGAAAGAATTTACGCTTTGTTTCACGATACAACATATAGCGTAAGTGGTGCAGATATGGTAGTTAGCCAAGTGCGAAATGTTATTACTCTTGTTGAGAGTGATGGACTTACAAGACACGGTGTGATAACTTTATCTGTGATTGTATATGATAGTTAATTTTTTAGGAGACAGATATGGCAGTACAAAAGGGAAGTGATTTACTTGTAAAAATAGGTAATGCTGGTAGCCCAGAAACATTTACAACTGTTGCTGGTTTACGAGATACTTCAATAAGCATGAACGCCGAAACAATAGATGTAACAAATAAAGATTCAAGCAAAGTAAGAACATTATTAGCCAACGCTGGAATCCAAAGTTTTAGCATAAGTGGCTCTGGTGTATTTACTGATTCAGCAAGTGAAGCAAGTGTAAGAACAGCTTTTGCTGCAGCGACATTTAGTAATTTTCAACTACTTGTCCCAGATTTTGCGACATTTACTGGTGCGTTTCAAGTAACAACTATTGAATATGCTGGTAGTTACAATGGTGAAGTAAACTATACAATAAGTTTTGAATCGGCTGGTGCAGTTACATTTGCGACAGTATAATTTAGGAGAATATTATGGGCTGGGAATTAATGCCATTAGAAATAGGCTCTAAAAAACTAGATGGGCAAGTCAATATTAATGAAAACAATGTTGAGATAGAGGTACCATTTTTTAAAGGATTTAAAGATTCGGACACAGTTAAGATTAATAAAAAATCTTATACAATCAAGACTGCCACTAATGTTGGTGGTAGAGATGAAATTATTATGATTACAACAAAGGAGAGTAACAATGAGCATAAATCCGTTAAGAGCAGAGAAGCTTCTTAAATTTGGGGAGCAAGAGTACAAGGCAAAAATGAGCCTTGATACAATGTTAAGGATTGAAAAAGCTTTAGGCTTTGGCCTTATGCGACTAGCTAAAAGAATGGCAGAAGCAGATATAAGTATGACGGAAGTGATTACAATTCTGCATTTAGCAATTAGAGCTGGTGGTAATAACGTACAAGAGAAAGACATTAGAGGTTTGGTTACGGATATTGGAATTATGGAAGCGATTAAAATGACTGCAGATTTAATTACAGAAGCTTTAAATTTTGATGACGGAGAAGAAAAAAAAAGTCCGACAGAGGAATAGATGAAAATGCAGAACTACCATATAAAAGATGGATTGAAATATGTGTAGGCATGATAGGAATAAACCCAGTTGTTTTTTGGGAAATGAGCATTACCGAAATAAGTCTGGCAGTTAAAGGATTCATAGAGTTTAATGGTGGTAAGAAGTCTGGCTCAATGGATAAAGAAGATTTAGAAGAATTAATGGAGATGTACCCAGATAACTAATGGCAACTGAACTAGACAAACTTGTAGTACGAATTGAAGCAGACCTTAAAGATTTAAAGAAAGGTATGCAACAAGCAAATAATACTGTCAAAAATTCTACTGGTGGTATGGGTAAAAGTCTTACCAGATTAAATTCAACATTAAATCGTGTAGCAATATCAATGGCTAAGATTGGTACTGTTGCTGGTATTGCCTTTGGTGCTCTGGCGATAAGAAGCGTTATTAAAACAGGTATGGAAATACAAAGGCTTGAAATACGTTTTAATAATTTATTTGGAAGCGTAGAAGAAGGTAATAGAGCATTTGAACAACTACTGGAATATGCTGGTACTGTTCCTTTCTCACTAGGCGAAATACAAGCTGGCTCTGGCTCATTAGCTGTAGTATCAAAAGACGCAGAACATTTAAGAGATATTATGGAAATTACAGGTAATGTTGCTGTAATTGCTGGTCTTGATTTTGCTACAACTGCAAGTCAAATACAAAGAGTTTTTTCTGGTGGCTTGGCTGCAGCAGATATATTTAGAGAGAAAGGTATTACACAAATTATCCGAGATACAGGAATGATGGTTGATACTGTTGAGGGTGCTGGAGAAGCTTTTGCTGCCGTTTTTTCTGGAGATGGAAAGTTTGGTAAAGCAACAAAAGAAATGGCTGTAACCGTTGAAGGTAATATATCTATGATTGGTGATGTATTACAACAATTTACAATCGCTGTCGCAGAGGGATTTTTTGTAAAGTTTGCTGGTGGGTTAGAGGAATTTAGAGATAACCTAAATGCTAACCGTGAAAACATAATGAAATTTGGTAAAGAGATAGGCGATTCTATGGGCACAGCTTTTGAAAATATTGGTGTTGCTATTGACGGTGTTGTTATTGCTTTCAAAGCTTTTATTGCTTTAAAGATTGGAATGTTTTTAACAGGTTTGACTGCAAAAGTAGTAACTTTAAGACGAGCAATGTTTAAACTTAACCAGACAATTAAAGCAAATCCAATATTTTTTGCAGTATCAGTTATAGCTTCCGTAGTTCTTTTAAAAGATGAATTTAAATCATTAGCTTCTGTGATACAAAATTTTATTATTGATAAGCTTGAAAAAGCTAAAGAAGCATACAGAGATTTTGTTAACTTTGTTACTGGTAAAAGTGCTGGTGAAATTATGGCAGAAAAAATAAACCAAGGTGGCAATAAATCGTTTGGTTTAAGCGAATCAGATAGGGCTTTATTTTTAAAGAATACTGCACATTTAGAAGAAAAAGCAGAAGAAGAAATTACCAAGAAAAAAGAAGAAAATTTTAAATTAAGGGCGCAAATTGCACAAGTAGAAATGGACAGACTTGCTGAAATACAAGCAGAAGCGTTTGATGAAGAAATGGAACAGCTTGAAAAAGTAAACGGTATGTTTGCTGACATTGGTAAAAGAATATCTACAGCTTTTGGTGAAGCAGTTGTAAGTGGAAAAGATTTTAAAGATAGTATGGTTGATATATTCCAAAGCGTATTACAACAAGTGGTTGCTTTAATATTTCAACTTGCAGTTATAGAGCCAATGCTTAAAAGAATAAGAGAAGCTATGAATTCATCTGCGTTAGCTGGTGGCAGTATAGGTCAAAATATTTTTGCTGGTCTGAAAGGATTGGTAGGTTTAGCTGGTGGTGGCTCGGTAAGTCCTAATATGCCTTATATGGTAGGAGAAAGAGGACCAGAATTATTTGTTCCAAAATCTGCTGGAAACATTATGAATAATGCGCAAACAACTAGCTCTGGTGGTGGTCAATCTGTTGTTATAGAGCAAAACTTAAATTTTGCTACTGGGGTAAGTCAAACAGTAAGAGCAGAAATAATGAATATGTTACCAGCTATCAGAGAGAATACATTAACAGCAGTAAGGGACGCTAGGTTAAGAGGTGGTACTTTTGCTAAAGACTTTGGAGCATAAATGGGACAGCCTACATATCCACTTACAATGCCTAGTACACCAAACTTCATAAGAAGCGAATGGGGTATTGCAAAAGCTGTAGCACAATCACAAAGCCCATTTACCTATGGAACGCAAGTACACGAATTTTTAGGTGCAAAATGGTATAGCACAGTTACTTTACCACCCATGAATAGAACGCAAGCAAATGAATGGTTAGCATTTTTTATGCAATTACACGGACAATTTGGTACTTTTTTAATGGGGGACCCTGACGCTAAAAATGTACAAGGAACAATATCAAACACTATTGCTGTAAGTGCAGACCACGCTGTTGGTGCTTATGACGTAACAGTAGATGGTGCAGACACTTCTGAATCTCAATTATTCAAGAAAGGAGATTATGTGCAATTTAATTCTGGCGCAACAAGTAAATTACATATGATTATTGCTGATGTTGCTAGTGATGGAAGTGGAAATGCTACTCTTACAATAGAGCCACCTTTATCTGCTACTTTATCAAATAATGCAACAGTAACTTATTCAAGTCCTAAATGCGTGATGAGAATGTTAAGTAATGAACTGACTTGGAGTGCAAATCATATTAGCTTATACGGAGTGTCATTTAGTTGCGAAGAAGTTTTATAATATTTTTATTTATTATGGTCTTGGTCTTAATATGGGCTTCTGTAAAATCCTATGGTGCAGATTCTACTGTAAATTATAAAAACCAACCACCACCATCTGCGATTGCCCCTGGCGTGCAAAGTTATTCGCAAATGATATGTTCTTTCCCTGTTGTGGGCGCAGTATCTACATCTGTTGTTGGTATATCTACAGGAACTACATTTACAGATTGGAATTGTGAGCGCAGAGCATTAGCAAATAGTTTAAGTAAAGCTGGGTTAAAAGTTGCAAGTATAAGTATATTATGTGCTGGCTCAAAAGAGGTCTGGTCTGCTATGTTACATAGTGGTACGCCTTGTAGTATTTGGAATGGTAAAAAAGCATTAATTGGAAAAGACGCAATCAAACATTATAAAATGATGGGGTATATAAATGAATATGGTCAGATATTACGCTATCCTGATTATCTGGGTACTGATTACAATGTTAGTAATTACAGCACCTCAAAAGGTCAGGGCAACGGAAACGACAAATATCCTAAATAATGGCTCATTTGATAACCAGACTAACGGCTGGGAACTAAATGGTAATGTTGATTATGATGGGAATACTTATTCTGGTGGCATATCAAAATCGGTAAGATTTAGCAGTGCAGAGGGTGGCTCGGTAACACAATCAATATCTTTAGAAACCATTGCTGAAGAAAACCAAGAAGTTATATCTATATCTGGAAGCCTAATATCTATTGGCTGTAATAATAGTGGTAGTGCTTGGTGTACACAATTTGGTACAGAAAATAATTTGGACCCTGTAAATATTACAATGACTTTATCAGACGGAACTACTACAGAAGTGTTAACGCATAATTTTACATCAGATTATAATGACGGAACAAAAACAACCAATTATTCTGTTGATGTAAGCAATATATTTCAAACAAATAATACTTCATTAACAGTAAACTATTTTGGCGCCGATACAGGAAATAAAAATGGGCAGTTTGGCACTATAATTGACGATTTAAGCGTAGTTTTAACATTAGACGATATAACGCCAGTAGAAATACCAGAAAGTAGCCAAATAACGCAAATAGAGAGCCCTTTGGCGATTATAGAAGAAGCGCCAGTTGTTATTATTGGTGGTCTTGATGAAAACAGTATTGTAGATACTTTATCAAGTGGCGTTTTAGATATTGGCCCACAACAAGATATGCAAATAGCAAGTCTATCACCATCAATATCTGTTATATCTGATATTAGAGCAGAACAAATGCACTCTGATATTGCAGATATAGGTATAAATAATGAAATGCCAATAATTGTAGATACAGGAGTTGATGTACCTGTGGAAACAGATATACCAGATATGGATTTACCAGAAATTGATATAGATATTGAAATGCCAGAAACTTTAGAAGAATTAAGAAACGAAGAAATTCCAGCCGAACTAGAAGAAACAAATATGGAAGAAGATTTAGAGGGGAATAACAATGAACAGCAAGAGGAAACACCAGCAGAGAATGATGAAGATGTTGGAAAAAATGAAGAAAGCGACATATCAGACGATAGTGGCGCCGAAGAAAAAGAAGAAAAACAAGAGGAAAATGTAGAAAAGCAAAAAAATAATATTATTAAGAAAAGTACTGTTATTACTAAAAAAGACGTAAAAAACGAAAAAAGCGAAGAAAAAAGCACGTCTAACAGCGAAAATAAGAGCAATAAAAACAAAAGTAATAGTCTACCATCTACCAAAATAGAGTCAGACGTAGTATTACAAGAACTTGATTTAGTGACAGTTGTAAGTTTTAATAAGGAATATTTTGAAGTGAAAATTACAGATACATTAGATATAACCAAAGGTGAGGTAGATTTTTATGACGGACAAGACGGATTCAACAATCAAGATTACGCCAAAGCTAATTCTGCTTTTTTTAATCAGTATAGCGACACCAACAGCGAGTGGGATTTGGTGGCTAAGCCAAGTGTCATCA